TGCTCGGTGCGGCTCCACACTTCTCCAAAAAGAATGTCGTCATTAAGTTCCGCGAGCTGATGGTTGTATGTTTGAATTTATTTTGTAAGTGCGTTGAATATCAAACATTTATCTAATGGTGAGTGCTTCTTTTATATATAATTATCAAAGAAATATTCCGTTTAAGGTGGTTATCTGGGGGGTATTATGTATCTTTGTAGTCACAAAAACGTCACAAAAAAAACAATGGCAACAGTAAGATTGATACCTGATACAAGGGCAAAGAAGGATGGATCTCAGATGATTCTTCTTGTGATACGGATAGGGAAAACGAGGTTTGTTTTCTCCACTGGAATATCTACACCGTCTTCTGAAAAGTTTAATGAAGTATCTTATTTGGACAAATCGGTACCACAGTCTAAAGTGAAAAATGTAAGGCTTGTCAGTTTGAAGAATAAAGCTGAAAAGTTGATTATTGATGATGAAGCTAGATTATCTTCTTTGCCTTCCGCTAAAGCCAAGGAGATAATTAGCGAATATGTATTTGATGAAAAGGTTGTAAAAAAAACAAGATGTTTTATAGATTATCTTGATGAGTTTGTTTCCATAAAGAGTAATATAGGAACAAAAACGGTTTATAACACAACTAGGAATAAACTGCTTAAATATGATCCGGACTGTACCTTTGACACAATGGATAGGAAATGGCTGTCTAATTTTGAAAATTGGATGGCTGAATCAGGAATGAAAGTAAACGCTTATTCTGTTCACCTGCGTAACATTCGTGCAGTATTCAATTATGCTATTGATGAAGAAGTTACTACCTTATATCCTTTTCGAAAGTATAAGATAAAAAAAGAAGAAACTAGAAAACGTGCTTTATCTGTTGAACAATTGAGATTATTGCGTGATTATCCTTGTGAGGAGTTTGAAAAGAAATACAGGGATATATTTATGCTGATTGTATATCTTGTTGGAATAAATATAGGTGATTTGCTTTTACTTGAGCACAAGGATATAATAGATGGACGTATAGAATATTATCGCCAGAAAACAAAGAAATTTTACTCTATTAAAATAGAGCCGGAAGCACAAGCTATATTGGACAGGTATCGAGGTAAAACTCATTTACTAAATGTATTAGATTACTATGGAGACTATCATGATTTTACCCATAAGATGAATAATAATCTTAAAGGAATAGGTCCGTTTGAACGAAAAGGGCTTGGTGGGAAAAAAAGTAAGCAACCATTGTTTCCCGAACTTTCAACATATTGGGCGCGTCATACATGGGCTACGCTAGCACATAAGGTGGATATCCCGAAAGATGTAATATCTTTAGCTTTGGGGCACTCCTTTGGTTGTGATGTTACAGATATATACATTGATTTCGACAGGGATAAGATTGATGAGGCTAACAGGAGAGTGATTGATTACATATCGGGTAGCTTAAAAAAGTCTAAACCATGAATAAATCCATCTCATAATATGTATATTTTAAACAAGATTTTTAATTTTGCTGTTCCTGTAATAATGGCTTAAATTTTTGTAGTATGGCTGAGAAAAGACAAAGTTACACAGAGGAAGAATTGAATGAAATGATTGCATGGTTCAATGATCATGCTAACCAACTTCCCAAAACAATGCAAATAAATAAATCTGCGTTTACTCCCGATTTAGCTCTCACTGTTGAAAGCTGTATTATGCAAGCCCAACAATGTTTGGGTAACTATAAGATGGAAGGGGCATTTTTGTTACTTAAACAGATCAGAGCTAATATAGAGAAATAATAATTAATATTGGTTCCCACTCGGTATATTGATTTCCGATTGTGGGGGCTGTTTGAGGTTGGTTCACATTAAAGGTGTAGGATCGACAAAAGAAAATCTAATATGCTTGTATGTATTGAAGGCGAAATTGAGTAAATATCATGTTTAGAATAATTCGGAATGACTTCCGATTCTGATAACTTCTATCACATCGTGTTCTGTGTCTATCCATATCAGGAGAAAATCATTTTTGATATGGCATTCCATGCAGTCCTTGTAGTTCCCTATTAGGGCATGTGCTTTATATTCTTTGGGAAGGATGTCACCGTTTGCTAACTTTTTCAATACATCATATAAGGCTTTCATTAGCAGGATGTCATTCCTATACTTCTTCAAATCTTTCTTTGCTTTTGTGCTATAACGGATCGTTTTCATTCTATTTCGTTGATAGATTTTATGAATGAATCAAAATCTGTAGTGTCTATCGTTCCAGAATACTTGCCAGAACGCGCTTCGTTTATGGCTGCAACCGTTTCTTCATTTGGTGAAGAATACATCGCATCCATCAAAGTGCTCTCTACAAAATTGTTTAGGCTTCTGTTTGCTTTCTTTGCGTGTTCCTGCAATACTTGAAGCAAATCTTCACGTAGCCGGAACGATGTTTGTTTTCTTATTACTGTTTCCATCCTATATATTGTATTATGTTATAATGCAAAAGTAATACATTATATCGCAAAGACAAATTTTTATTTAGTTTTTTTCATGCGATCTAACATACATCTTATTTTTGGACAGTTTGGAATTATGTTGTAATTTTGCAACGTTTAACTAAAATGTAACGTCGTTAAAAAGAATATGGATATAGAAGAGGAAATATCTGAAAGGATAATAAGACAAGCCTTTCAGAGAGGAGGGGAAGTAATCTTTACAGATACCGAGCTGAAAGAATGTACTGACAGGAATTTTCTTCAAAAGGTGAATTTACAGTTGTCCTTATATGGAGCAATAAACAATATAACCACATTGGGCAGATGGAGTATATTCAAGATAAACGAGAAAGGAATACGCTTTATAAGGCAAGGAGGGTTCAAAGGAGAAGCGGAGCGTGAAAGCAGGAGAGAAGAAATTGAGGTGCTTACATTGGAAAACGCAAGGCTGCAAAAGGAAGCTGCCGAATACAAGAAGAAGATGAGGTTGTGGCAAATCATCAGTGCGATACTTACGTTGGCTTCAACGATACTTTCTTCTATTTTAGCTTTATTAGTATGAATATGATTATCCCTGTGATTATGCCACTCCATATCACTGGTATGAAGTTCCAAAATGATGTTTTTTTCATTTGTGAGATTTCACGCTTTATGATTTCTTGCTGCGCAATCAACCTGACTAATTCTTTGTCATATTCATTCATATCAAACTGGTTTATATGCAAAGGTACAATTATTCAATGAAATAACAAATTAAAACAGATAGCTATATTCGAAGAAAATTTATATATCAACTTAAAATATAAGTATGGAAGAAAAGAAGATATTAGTTGCAAAATACGGTTCTGACAAAACCCCATTGTGTTTAGGAAACTTGGAAATACCTTGTTATGTGCTTGACAATGGAATGAGAGTCTTTTCCGGTAGAGGAATACAAAAGGCAATAGGTTACGATAGCAAGAGCGGTCAGTGGATGAATAGTTTCTGTAAAATGGATGGTGTTTCAAGCTATCTTTGTGCCGGTGATAACAGCATATCAGAGCGGCTTTCTAAACCTATAAAATTCAAAAGGAATAATGCAGGTGGCTCACAATCAACGGCTAACGGATATGAAGTTACTCTTTTGGTCGATATTTGTTCGGCTATAATAGACGCAAATCGTGCCGGTGTTATTTCCTCGTTTTCTTCCATTCTTCCAATATTTCGGGATGTGATTTACGGATGAATGCGATGAACTTATATGCGGCTTCAAAGCCAATATGGAAACCTAAATCGTTTTTGATAATCTCGTTTTGGTGCTCGCAGTCCAAATTGAGGTATATGTTATCAAACTGACGGTTGTAGTTGTCAATCAGTCGTTGCATATTTGCGACAAAACGCAACGGGCTTTCGGATAATGTTTCTTCCATATCAATGAGTTTTAATGATTTACGCAAAGTAACGGAATTTGTATTTAAAAACAAAATAATATCATGGAATTAAAGGAATATTACTAACTTAAAACAAATAATTATGGACATACTATTTTTTATTGCGGTTATCATTTGGGTTGTAAAAGGTGGACTTATGAAGAGTTCAAGGAGTGCAAACAGTAGTTTTAGAAAGGGGTTGAGAAAATGAAACAATATTATTCTAATCACGGTTCATATAGAGAACTTCTGTTTGATGAAAGGTGGCGTGAAAAGAGAATGCATATATTAGAAAGAGATGGATATAAATGTACAATATGTGGAAGTGAAAAAAATTTGGTTGTACATCATAAGCAATATCATATTGATAAAAATGGGAGGAAACTTCGGCCGTGGGAATATAATGATAAGTATCTTATTACACTATGTAGTTCTTGCCACCAAAGAGGACATGCAAAATTTGATATTCCAACTAAAACAATAAATAAATATGGGACTTTTTAATTTTTTCAAGAAGAGCAATCAAGTTAATAACACAGAAGTTGTTGGATTGCCAAATGTGGAGGATAATAGTAAGGAAATTCTGCCTGAAATTAAAAGAGAGGATTTTGTTGATGATTCAGAGCCAAACCTAGAAAGCAATACTATAACAATTAAATATGGTACAGGTATGCCTATTGATGCTATTTATGCTTATATACAAGATGATTATGAGCAAGAAGGATATAGTGATGCGATGTGCAATGCAGATATGGCGTACAAAGAGTCGAAGAAGGAAATTATTAAGAATGGGCTTAAAATGCTATTTGAGCAAGTTCGTTTAAGATATGAAAGTGACATTCGAGATATAAATGTGCAAATTGATATTGTGGATATTCAAGGGTTGACTACTTCTTCTATGTCTTTGAAAGCAAGGAGAGATACTTATAATGAACATCTTAAAAAAATAAACGATATGGAATTATCTCTTGACAGAGAAGACAAAAAGATGATGAATATGATAGCTTCTTATGAAAGGGGGTTTTTAAAAGGAGTGGCTGCAAAATCCGAATCTTTTATAAATAGATAATAGTTTATGGGAATACTTACTAAAATAGGATGCTTTCTTATAGGTTGGAGAGTTGACATATTGAAAGACTGTGGAGAGGCAAGCCATCGTACATTTAAAAGGCTTACTTCTGCCATTACTATAATGATGATATTATGGGGTACAATAGGATTTTGCTTTGCGGACAAGTATATTAATATAGATTCAATGTACGGGAAGTGCGCTGTGTCTTTTGCATTTATGGTTATTGTTTTATGTATAGAACGTATTATCATTTTAGCTGTTGGTAAACCAACATGGTCTTATGTGTTTAGGTTTATATTAGCTGTTCTTATGTCTTTCCTCGGTGCTTTTATATTTGACCAAATTATATTTCAAAATGACTTAGGAATAAAGGTGGGTGAAAATAGGGAGAAACAGATTCAGAAGGCTATATCTTACAGGTTAGAAATGTATAATACTGATATTAAGATGCTTACAGAGGCTATAGATTCTATTGGACGGATAAATGTTGAATTATATGAAAAATTGCAGAAGAATCCTGTTATAAAAGTTACAGACGTTGACAATAAAGAGGTTGTCGCAGGCGTTGATGATGAAGGTAATCCCATAAAAACAAAAACTACAAATGTAGTTACAAGAAGTATGGAAAATCCAATATCTGCGCAAACAAAAGCTAATGAAAATCAACTTGCTATTTATCAGGAACAATTAAAAAAACTTCAAGAGAACAAGAGTGTAGTAGATAAGGAAGTTCGTTTGGATTTTGCAAAAAGGAAAGTTGGTTTTATAGAAGAACTAAATGCAACATGGGAGGTTATAACCAGTAGTTTTTTGTCTATTACTTTTTATTGCATTTTATTTTTGGTTCTTGTTTCTTTGGAAATTTTTGTTGTAACAATAAAGAGTGGAGATACTCATTGCGATTATGATTTGATAGTGGAGCATCAACTTAATATTAAAAAGAAAACACTGGAACAGACAGAGGATAGATTACTAAACAAGAAAGATAAATGAAATATGAAAAGAAAATTGTAAAATCGGCTCTTGATTTTATAAAGGACGTTGCAAGTGAAGTGCTAAATGATAAAAACAGACTTGCAAAAGCTATCGCTGTTCATATTAGAAATGGAATTGAAGATTTTCATTGGAAGTATTTGTCAGACGAGGATATGCATGAACTTAATCCGAGAATAAGGAATGCAATATATACGTTCCTTATGGACTTCAAGAAAGATATTTGTAGCATATCTGCTGAGTGTGATACACATGAGTGTATTGATTATATTGTCAATAACGCATATATCTACCTTTTAGATATTGGTATAAGCAACGAACTGGTAGTGGAGTTTGACGAATGTGTTTTTAAACGACTATACGAGTCTTTTTATGACATTTCTAATGGAGGTATGATGATGGCTGAACTTGAAATATTGCGAGTCCCTAAATATTGGGAAGATTGCATATATATTGATTCATTGACTAACAATTAAAATTATGTTATTATGAAGAAGATTTTATTACTGATTATTGCATCATTGGCTTTGGTGTCGTGCAGTAACAGCCTTGAAAGTAAGGCAATAAAGCAGATGGAGAAAACAATGCTTAAAATGGCAAGGAACCCAGATGCGTTAAAAATATCAGATATTGAAACGTCCGAACTTAATGATACATTGTGTATCTTATCATGTAAAGTGCGTGGTGAAAATATGTTTGGAGGATATGATGTTTCTGAATATCAGTATTACTATTTGAAAGATTCTGTTTACGATGATGAGGTGTATTATGAAAATATTATAGATGTAGGGAAAGGTTGTAGAATGAATAGGTTCGCAAGTATAGTAATGGATGCCTACTTAGGATTTAACACAAATGAAGATGTGTCATACGAATATTATACAAATGTGAAATCTCCGTCTTCTGATTATAATAAAGCTGCTAAGTTCTTAGTATATGGGTATCGAAATGATAGTATTTTTATAAATAAAATAGGTGATGAATTATATTTATCAGTTCACAATATTGCTGTACAAATGATATGTAAGACTTTTGGGAGAGAGGTGAAGTGATTTCATAATTTATTTCCAGAAATACACTCCAAAATTTTGCCATATCAAAAATTATGCTTTCCTTTGCAGCGCTAACAAATCCATGAGAGCGGCAAACTCTTATGGTTCTATCCATATAGAGTTATTTTTTTGCCAAGACATATTAATAAGTAGTATCGTATAAAATTAAGATATTGCGCCTACCGAGTGGAGATACGGAAACGCCTCCGACATTAATCTTATGGATTTGTTAGCAGCTCGTAGTAGGTGCATTTTTTTGTTATGCTAACAAATCCTATTCAAGTCCTAAGCGAAACAGAGTTGCTGGGGCACAAGTTCACGGTTTATGGAACTGCCGAAAATCCGTTGTTCCTTGCCAAAGAAGTGGCAGAGTGCATTGATTATGCAAAAACATCAAAAGGAAAGTTTGATGTTTCAAACATGGTATCTTCTGTTGATGAAGAAGAAAAGCTGGTACGAACAATATTCGTATCAGGTCAAAACAGAGAAGTTTGGCTACTTACCGAAGATGGCTTATATGAAGTCTTAATGCAATCCCGCAAACCAATTGCCAAAGAATTTAAGAAAGGAGTTAAGGAAATTCTAAAGGCCATCCGCAAGACTGGCGGCTATATCGCCACTAAATCTGACGACACCCCCGAAGAAATCATGGCACGTGCTCTAACCATCGCCCAAGCTACCCTTGCCAAGAGAGAGGAACGGTTAAAGCAACTTGAAGCCCAAGCAGAACAGCAGAAAGCCACTATCGAGATTCAGACAGAGGAAATCAAGAAAGCCGCTCCGAAAGTCAACTACTACGACAACCACTTGCACAGAGTGTGAATGCTCTTACTGCAACTCAAATAGCAAAAGAGATAGGTATGTCGGCAGAAAAACTGAACAACAAACTGAAAGAACTTGGAATACAGTTCAAACAGTCGGGGCAGTGGCTCTTAAAATCACCATACGACAAATGGGGTATGCATGAAACGAGAACCAATATTTTCACAAGTGAAAGAGGTAATACCCATACCAACACATATACTGTATGGACGCAGAAAGGTAGACGCTTCATTATTGCTCTATATGAAAATGATTGGAACGTGAAGAAAGCCATCAAGCAGATAAAAGGTGAGCTGAATCCAGCCGCGTAACCTTGTTTTTTGCCACATAAATTCATTTACCCACTTTTCTTATGAGGTGGGTGCATATTTCATGTTCAATTTTGCAATGTTGTTAATTAATAAATTGTAAACTTTTAAAATACACAAAAAATATGGAATTAAATAAAAGCAACAAGAAAGAATACGATTTGTCCAGTATTCAAGAACTTTTCAATGAGATGGAATCACCTAGGCAGCTTGCTGATGATCTTGCTCAACTGATACTCAACTACGCATCTCTTGTTACCGAGGACAACATCGAAGTATTTAAGAATGATTTATCAACTATATCTGTTCTTCGTGATGCGTTGATTAAAGTGAATATATTGCCACAATTAGCATAAGAGCACGTTGAGGTTTCGACCAACGTTCAAATGATGCCCCGGCAGTAATACGGCTGCCGGGATTGTGGGAAAAGGATATTAAAAACGAATCAATAACAATTATAAAGATATGAACAGATTAAAAAACGCCATTGAGGCGGGAAAATTCGCATGGGAAAAGTATCTGAACGGTAAGACATGGAACGGCATAATGCTACGTACACAACCATTATTTTGCAGTTACGGGCAAATAGGTTATCAGGTGTTTGTGTACGACCGTGAACGCCATGCAGCCACATTTACATACGATTGGGAGAAACAGCAAATCAAATTTTCTAATAACTAAAACAAGGAGGAATGGACTATGTTTTTTTTGATGGTTATCGTGTGGCTCGTAGTGGGTTGCATGAAGGAAATGACAGGCAATAACGGTTTTTAAACCGAATTATCCGCCAAAGGTTCAACGCCTTGCAAGTGGTGCAAGTTCCATGGGCGGAACTATTACTAACTAAAACATTTGAATTATGAAAAAGTTTGTAAGCTGGCGAAGGGTCAGCACTAAAAAACAAGAGAAATCAGGTCTTGGACTTGAAGCACAACAGGATATAATCAGCCACTTTGTAAACACAGAAAAAGGGGAGCTAATAGCAGACTTTTGCGAAGCGTACACAGGAAAGGACTTAAACGGATGTGTCGAACTAAGAAAGGCTATTGAATTTGCTAAAGCGAATGACGCAATTCTTATTATAGCCAAATCAGACCGCTTTAGAAATACGATTGAAGCATTGCAGATATACAATGAGATGGGAGAAGGTAAGATTTATTTTTGCGACCTTCCGCATACAGATAAATTTACGCTCACTGTATTCTTTGCTTTAGCTGAACGAGAAGCAATGTTAATATCGATAAGGACAAAGGCAGCTTTAGCAGTCCAGAAAAAGAGAATCGAGCAAGACGGTTATTTCATTTCCAAAGCTGGAAACAAATGCACCTCTTTAGGCGGCACTACATCAGGTCAGGCAAAAGGCGGTAAGGCGAACGGGGAAAAGAGAAGAAAGGAAGCGATGAACGATGAAAAGAACAATATGATAGCCGCCATGTTGGAAGGCTGCAATACTCCGCAAGATATTGACAAGGTAGTTGAACGATTGAACGCAAGGGGTATTTTGACAAAGACCGGGCTGCCCTTTACCCGAAATCGCCTAACTGCCCTACGGACTAAGATTAATAGACGCACTGAATATATTCAAAGTATGCTTTAAAACATACTTTGTGAAACGAATTACTGATTTATAAACGATAATTTTGCAACACATAACGCTTAGCTATCGGCATGACGGGCAAGGACTATGAAGAAATATTATATTGTATACCCAAGAAATTTCGCCAACGAATTTACGCTATTCTTTGTGAACGTAGGCGATAAAGATGATACGGAATTACTAAACGAACTTCTTGAAAGAAACTCTTATGACCCGAATTACGATTGTCATAGGATAACAAGAAAAGAAGCTGAAAGAAAAGCATCCCAAGACAGAAAAAGAGGGGTTTACTATGGGTGCAGCGCATTTGACGAAAATGTAATTCACATCACTGAAGTAGAAGTATAAAAACAGAGGCGGATTTCTCCGCCTCTTCACTATACAGTGAACTGTATAGAAAGTACTAATTTGTGAACAAGCCACAATGACATTCCTAATGTCGTTTCAATCCACGCACTGAAGTGCGACTAACATCGTTGATGTTCGGTGCAAAGGTGCAACTTTTTGAATTAACGAGCAACAAATTATAAATGTTATAAAACATATTAATTATGATAACATCAACCATGACAGCAGAAGAATTGCTTGACGAAATAAGAGCTGTGCACGACACGGATAAGTATATACTTTATATTATGAGAAAGAACGTGAAATGAATATTTTAAAAGAATACGGATTTAAAAAATAAATAAACTAAATCACTAATGATGAAAGCGATATTGAAAAACAATGTGAACGGTGAAGAAGTAGAAGTAACCGCCACAACCAATCACCCTGACAGTAGCTATGGACAGGCTGTTTGGGTAGACGAAAAAGGAACGGCGTATTGCCAAGTAGGGATGGAAGCACCGTTTTACACAGTAATAAAAAAGTAAGGTTATGAAAACGAACGAATTTATACATAGAATAGAGAACGGAGAAGCAAAGGTTCTAACAGTTGAAAAAGCCAAGAAACTGAAAGGGAAGAAAATATATTGGTTCTATTTCGGATATTCAGGAAACGAAAACGAAGTGCAAGAAATGAAGGTCGGTGATATAGTATCAGAACTTGAATATTATTCAAGCCAACCTTGTGAAGGATATGAATCACGTGCTGACTATTGGAAGTCGTATATGTCAGAGAAACAACTTGAAACAGTAGACAAAACATTGATGCTGTTGGATTCTGACGGGAAGGATAAATTTATTAAAGCACATTTAAACATGAACTTCTTCGATGAGCCGACATTCACTTGTTCAGACGCTGATAGAGAGGTTTATTATCTGGTTATAGAGTGAATTACCGCTAAACTAAAGATTTAGGGGCTTTCAAATGCGAACTCTTATAAAACTAGGGGAAATATCCTTGGTCTTTCTTTAATCTTTTTGGGGGTAGAAAAAACGGGAATTACAGGCACAACGATATCACCCTTGCCAACACGACAAAGGGTATCAGTCTATAAATGAACCTCTCTATACGTTCCATCGCATCACAGCAAGTAAACGACAGAAATACCAGTGAGGCACATCATCAGCATGTTCAAGCAATATGTTCAACTTATCTTCTTTCATATTCTGTTAACATAAAAAAGCGGTAAAACCGTTGGGGATTACCGCTTAATGCTAAATAGTTACTTTATTTTGCGTTTTTGAATATTTAATTTTATCTTTGCGCCATGAAGATAGCCCTTGATACATTGAAAGGCTACGTTGACCGTAGCTCACTAGTGTAGATGTATGGGGGGTATCTTTTTTTGCACCTTTAGATTGCAGAACAAAACTACAATTCGAAAAAATTATTTATCAATCTTTTTCATTTCCTTTGCTGTCATTTTAAGAGCTTTTTTAATTATAGGCAATTCTTTTTCTTGTGGCAACTGTTCAGGTTTGCGCCCAGTATTTTGTTCTACTATATTTCGGACTTGTCTTCCAACAGTATAGTGTGTTTGTTCTAAATTAGCTTGTCCAGATATTTGTTTACTCTTTATAAGCTCTTCGGTTTGGGTAACACGGAATAGATTGGCAGCAAGTTCGGTACGGCTCATTCTGTCAAATAGCTTTCCTTTTTTAACGCCACGTTTCTTTTCAAGCTTCCACGATTCCATATTATACATACCCAGATAACCTGCATTTTGAAACTTTGCATAATCAGTAACATTTGCGGCTTTTGCTGTTGAAGCGAGAGATTTGTTTCCATCTGCAAGTTCTTCACGTATTAGCACGCGGTCTATTTCCTGATTGTTTTCAATGTATAATTCAAATTTTCGTGTTTGCTGTGCGAAATAAGCTTGCGCCAATGCTACTTCTGGCTTCTTTGGATCGCCATTCATAGCAGCAAGATAACACGCAAAACGTGTAAGTTTGAAGTCTTGGAACTCAACACCATTATTATTGCGTTTCACAGCTATTATATTTTCATAATGAGGAATGTTGAGCGAAACAAAAGCCTTTGTCGCGCGGTCAAGAACTTTACAAAATGCTTTCATATCATTATATCCAAGCATAACCATTACTTCTGAGGCCCACCAATAAACGATGCCGTTTTGGTTTTTAAAGTCTTCAAAAGAAAGAATCGCATTGTTGTTTTCTTGTTCCATTTCCATCTATAATTTAAAATTCGGCTCAAAGATAGAATAAAGTATTTGTTATTCCAATAATATCATATAATTAAGATATATAATTTTATTGGATTTATGTATATAATTTCACGACTATTTTGTAAAAACGGTAATTCCAACAAGTCAAAGAACGCTTCTGTTCGATTATTATTTTTCCATTCCCTTTCTGCAATGTTCACATAAGAACTTTTTGGCTACAGGAAACATCTTTTGACCGACATATCCACTGAGATATTGCGCTTCCTCTCCATAAGGATCAATCCCGAAAGCCTTGGAGATATGCCGGCACAAATGACCTTTTTCGTGATCCCACGAATTTTGAAATTCTTCGGGAGTAGAGGTTAGTGAGATAACCATTACTGTTTCTCTTCTCCTGTAGTCCGAATAGGTTAGACCGGTATTCATTCTGCCTTCGGTCAGATTGCGATACGCACGCTTGAGGGAATCCCCCCTGCATCCTATACGGTACAGGTCCATAATAATCCGATCCGCCCAATAGGTGTGTACCGCATAATACACTTTGACGTGCCAGTCTCCATATTTCGGTATGTAGAACTCCTGAACAATCATATCACATCCGACCAGATTACAGGAATCCCTTTACCTATACAGGTGGCAAAGAACTCGTCAAACGCCCTGCAAGGATCGCCATCAATATCATCAAGGTAGCATTTTATATGCTTGCACAAGTGTGCCTCGTCAACCAATGATTTTTTATAGAAATCCGCTTTCAGCATGTTTGCAACATAAGCAACGTCATAACCCTTGTCGTGCTCGATGGTAATTCCGTTCGCTTTCAGCATATCGTCCACTTCATCTTTGCTCCACGGCTCCAGCTTTTTCTCTTTGCCCGTGGCTTCGTCTTTCACCTTCATTTTTGAAACGGCCCATTCATAAAGTTTCTTGCTGAAATGAAAGCCGTATGCTTCCAGATATTCCCTCATGCCCGATGGAAATCTGCTGTATGTATCCAATCTCTGTTCCATAACCTTTATTTAAAAAGAGGGGCATCCCACCCCTCCACCATTAATAAAACTCACCGTTAGCGCGTCTGCGTCTGCGTTCGCCCATGTCATCCATACGCGGATATTCAGGAAAGTATCCGGGGTATCTGCGTTCATCCATGCCGGATGAGCTTCCACCACCTGAATAACTTCTTCCGCCATCACGGAAACCCATTTCTCCGCGCATCTCTCTCATAGCTTTTTCGTAACCTTTGCGGCAGCCTTCCTTGTAGGCTTCCTCCACTTCGTCACCTCTCATACCGAAGCCGCGTCCGTAATCGTCACGCCCTTCTTCTAATATTTCCCACATTCCCATAATCATTTCTTGTTTTTAGATGCTTCAACCACTCCGAGCTGTTCCATTAACTTCTGATTCTGTGCAATGAGGTCAGCCATATTTTTGCTCATTTCTTGCATGTTCTTATCCATATTGGACATTTGCCCTTTCAATGCGGATATTTCCTGCTCCTGCTGTTGCTTGGCTGCAAATTCAGGGTTCAGCATGGCAAGCATCTGGTCACATACCCTAAGAAAGTTCTGATGATATTCCACACTTTTTAGAACATCCTCACTTTTCTGCTTCATGGTAAGGACCTCAGTATTCATTTCGTCTCTTGACCCTGTAATCAGCATCCCTGTCTTAATATCATCGGCAATATTGGCATTAGCCGGTATCTCTTGCAAATTGACATTCTGTCCGTTTATATTCACGACAAAATCAATAACCTGTACCGGCTGTGGATAAGGCATGTTGGGAACAGTCTTATATATGGTTTTTATGGGGCTTACATTAACGACCTGCCCACATTCCAAACTTGGATTTGCACCTCTATGAAGAAGATATAATGTACTGTTTACTCGTAAGTTCTGAAACATGATTGTTTAATTTTAAGGAGTGTGGTTATTCCCATTTTGGGAACCACCACAAAACTCCATGTTAATTATTACTTGCTCCGTAAAGAAGCGGTTTCTACTGTAGGAGCCGAAGCCGTTGTCGGTCTATATCCACCATTAACAAGATACAATTCGTTGGTGTACTTGTTATAATGGATCTCATAGATGCCGGTTCCAGCCAAGTTTGCAACAGTCACAGGCTCATTGTTATAAGCCATCAACGGTCTTGTGTCCCCATTAGTTCCTATCAATATCGGAAGTGTAGCAGTCGTGCCGGCAGGTATAGCCTGACGGAGGCTGATATAGAATCCTCCAACATAATCCCTGTTACGGAATGCGTGGTTAGGAAGTTCCAAAGTCACATTCTCAGTACCGACTGTTACAGCCACCGTAGGAAGAGTGTTGAAATTTGTTCTTCCGATTGATGGGAATGGGAATCCTGTAAAAAAGTTAGGCCACATATCTACCTCCTTTCTTACCGGATTAACCCCAGTAGTTGTTGCAACCACATCCACTACGTCCGTATACAGCGTCACCCATATATGCACCGTAGGCGGCTGCACGGAAACAATCTGTATTAATAGCGGTTAAATTGGGGTATTGAACACTCACAGTATTGGGGAGCTTGCATTTGATTTTATCTACGTCTCCTTGTAATGCCTGCAATCCGGCTGCCAAAGGAGCAATCTGTTGTCCTACTGCACTCAGGATAGTGGCGTTCTGATTACGCTGGGATATTTCGGCTGTTAAAGTAGCCTTTTCCGCAGTAAGAGATGCGATCTTGTCCTGCAATGCCTGATTTTGAATTGCATCAAGTTTAGCAAGGATAGCATTCGTATTTGCAGTAGCACCGTCCCGCAATGATAATGTGTTTTGGTTAGCAGTGTTGATTAATGCGTTAGTTTGGTTGCACATTGCAAGCTGACTCTCGTATCCTTGTGTGGTTACAAGCTGTTTCATATCGCAGCAACAGCTACAGATCTGAGATGTCAGAGCGTTGTTACCTTGCATAATCGCAGTCAGGATACTGTTGGTGTTCTGGCCCATTTGGTTACCGAGACCGCAGATTGCCTGTGATACAGAGTTAATACCGGCAAGGATTTGGTCTGAAGAGGTGTTAACAGCTTGGGCTAATGATGAAATGTCCACACCGTTTCGGTTAAGTGTCTGCATGATCATTTCTCTTCCTTCATCGGCACCCTTATTGTTGTTGCCACCGAATCCAAAGTTTCCGTTACCGAAGATGGCTGCAATCACAATCAATGCAATGATGTCCTGAAAACCTCCATTGTTTCCGAAAAAGCCGCCGTTTCCATTTCCTCCCATCAGCCCCATCAGATAGCCTGTGTCAATTCCACGGCTCTGCAAGGACGGAAGAATGGACGCAAGCAGACCATTGTTTGCGCCGGTTCCACCGTCTTGGTTAAAAACATAAGTTCGTTCCATAAGTATTTGTATTTTGTATCCCGGTCAAAATCGACCGTTCACAAAAGTATACATATCATAACTCATGGAAAATCAGTTGTTTCCCAACAAATTCTTTATATTATCCCAATATATTCTCATCATTTTCCCACTCTCTATCCTATCATGGAAATTAGATATCATGTAGTTGACTGCACGTTTGGTTTTGTGGATATGAGCGGCTATCTGTGAGGGGTACATGCCACTTTCGAAAAGAAGAGATACAAGAAGATACCGGGCATCCACTGTCTCCATATTCTTATCAGACGATAATATTTGGTCAACAGACACTTCTGTTTCTTTTGAAACAATATTAATTATTTTGGCAAAGATTTCTGACTTGCACATGTTTTTTCTAATTTTTTATTCTTATCTTTGCCATGCCACATAAAACAAGATATATCGATGAACAAAGCATAAGACATTTTGTTGAAGATATTTAGCCTCCAACGTGCAGTGTCTTATGCTTTTATCATGTTTTTATGTGGCAATATTAATATGAGCGTTGGGGGCTTTTTTTTGATTCTAAGCCCCTGAAAGAATCACTTTTATTAAATGAGTTTTTCTATTATATGCCACACTTCTACCTGTGGCGGATAATACTTGATATTGCTATCTCATCTTTGTACCTCCTTTCTGTTGATTACCATATTCTATAACTTATCCCTGCGATAACCGCAGGAGAAAAGCCATCCTTACCAAATCCATAACCGGCAGTTATCCCCAGTCCCCATCTTCTAGGTTTTATCTTAACCGTGTGATAGATATCATTTGTTACTGTCAGTGTTTTAGGGCAAACATAGATACTATCTAGGTTAGGTCTGTAACCACTCACATAAGCGATGTAATCACTGTCTCTGTATATCTTCTGCTCGACAGGAAGAATTGTGTCTCCTACATGGATTGTATCACCATCATGCCAGCACAGTACAGGGGAAGGAAGATAATACTTTACCGTATCTCTCTTTATAATGATACTTGTACTGAACACCGTATCCGTTCTTGCCTCTATAACTACTTCGGGGGAGGGCTTTACAAACCATCCTAAACCGAAAGCGAGTACAATTATTAATATATAAGGAAGCCATTTCATATTATTGTATTTAAATAAGTACCAATAGCAATGCTATCGCTACCGCAATCCATATATAGATCCTTTGTCTCATAAACTTAACACTTGTTTTCTATTGGCACCGTCAGACCGATAACTGACGTGCACCCATGCAAAATTGCTTTCGTCAATCAATTGATCATAGGGAAGGTTCTTTCGGATATATTCAAACAATAACTTGTTTTGCTGACGGTCGCCAGTATCAATATCAGCAGCTTCCCCTTTCATGTGCTGCGAGGTCTTGCTTCCCTTGACGGCCGCATTAAGTTCCGGACAGCGATAACCACTGTTTACTGTTATAGGCTTTCCCCACCATGTGCGTAACGGGTCCAGTACGTTGTCCACCAAGGCAGTCAGAGCAGTCACATGCTCCTGTCTGCATCTGTTATTGATACCCAAGCGGTCAGCAGTCGTTGACTTGCAGAGTTCCGCAATTGTAAAATACTTCATTTTTTATCCTCCTTTTTATTTTCGTTGTCAAATAGTATCTGAGCCATGATCTTGGCAATATCATCCTTGTTCTCGATAATCACACTCATTGTCTTCTCAGCCTTGCGCAACTCCGCTTTTTCCCATGATTTTTCACGAACTGATTTAAACTCACAGAAAATGCAGTAACCCGTCCAAATCATTGAAAAAATAGGGAAGGGGATAACCACACAGCATAACAGATCAATGAAGCACAACTCTATAAATGGAGTGAAATACTTCTTCGCCTTGACTGCTGTTTTCTTATACCCCGTGGATGTTCTTGCCTCCCCGCGTTGCTTGGCTTTCATAACTCCTGTAATAAGGTCTACTAACATCGCCCCCATTGTAGCCGCAATACACAAGGCTATAAGCACAATATGTATCATCATGTGCTCGTTGATAAAATTGTAGATTACATCTTTCATTACTTATTCTTTTTATAGATTAAAGTTAGTCACTTATGAATACTCTTAGTCCTGCTCCCCTTGAATTTGAATTTGGCGCGAATACACGGTCTATTCTATCTGAAATAATCTCCAAATATCCCGTCTGCGCTTTCAATTCAATTAGCATGGGATTTGTTTCAGCTTGTGATTCTAAACTATATCGAGCGTCTAATAGATTTCTGATAGCTGTTATGTCAATAGTTTGCTGGTTTACAAAGAACCTGATAGAATTCAGTAATGCCTCAAGTGCCTCGGCAGTAGTCTCTGTTATACCTTGTATGCTTTGGGTGAGAGCGGATAAATTTGCTTTACCTCCGGGTTCCCATCCTATTTGGTTAAAAATTTCTTCTGCCGCCTCGTTATATTCACCAAACACTTCCTTCATCTTGTCAGACCAGTCTTTGATGGCTTCGGTATTAATATCATTCGGCTTTAAAAAATCCGTATATGCCTTTTGAAGTCTTTTATATTCCTCACTATTCTCTATCTCATCAGCAGCGGCATTCGCTTTTTTTGCGACACTTTTTATAACCGAATTATTGGCTGTGTTTCTTAGCCTGGTTATTTGGGCTTGAAGTTCAAAATACCTTTCTTGATCCTCTTGCTCCATATCTGTTCTTGTTGCAATTAGGCTGTCAAATTCGTCAAACATAGGTTTTAAGAACTTGTCAGATAATCTTAGAAGTATCTGTTGTTTTACATAGTTTTCCATAAAATCATCAAAACTTTCTTGAAGTCCAGACAAGCCATCCCCTGTTTCTTGAAACGCTTCCAACCATGCCGATGCAAAATTCTCAGCCAATGTTTTGAAATTTTCATCGGAGCCTACACCGCCAAGTTCTGCTATCATGTCATTAGCACTGTCAGCCAAAGTATCCCTAAGATCTTCAATCTGTTCCTGCCATTCGTTTATTTTATCCCAGTCAGTATCTTTCTTGTCTCTTTCGGCGGCTATCATGGCATTGAGAGATACTATCTGTTTGTTTATGTTCTCATCAAGTTCATTCCCATATTCTTGTAGCTTTGTTATATCCCATACATTGTCTATACTCTCTTTTAGCTTGTCGTATTCACGTTCCAGCTTCTTTATCTTTCTTTCATGTCCTTCTATTTCTTTTTGCAGTCTTGCATCATCCGATCCGAACAAGGCACTTACTGTTTTTGCCAAGCCCATTGCCGCTTGAAGATATCCAACTGGACCTTGTGCTATTCCTGTTGCTATTTGTGCTATACCTCCTGCCGCTTCTGCCGTGCGGTTGATAACGTCTTTTGTACCATCAGACATTGAGCCGAAAACATTTTCAAGGTCACTGGCAATTTGTGGCAATGCGGATGAGAATTCTGAAAAGATCCTTCCTGATTCTCCGATTTTATTTTTCAGAGTGTCGCCTAGATTTTGCCCATTCCTGATTTGTTCGGCGGTTTCTTTTGATATTTTCTTTTCAGCGGTAAGTTGCTTTAGTATTATATCAAGTTTGGATTTTTCTGTTTCAAACTGGATTAACAATTGTTTGGCTTCTTTAGAAAGGATGCCATACGTTGCTACTGCCGCATTGTATTCCTGCCGTTTCTGTTCGACAATTTTCGATTGTTCGTTGCTTTGGCTTGTATAATAGTCAACCGCATTGTTGGCTCTTATATTTTCCTCTTCAAGTTCCTTTCTCTCTTTTAGGAACTGAATATACTCTTTCACTCCCGAAGTAAGACCGATGAAGGGATTTTTTTTAGCAATCATTTCATCAATTTTCTCTTGTTGATTGATGATTGCTTTCAGTTGGTCAGCCGGAAGATCCTTCAGATTCTCACGCAAACTCATAAGTTTGTCACGCATTGCTGTGAGCATACGTGTGGATGCACCTTCAATGTTCTCGAACATTGAGATATACATATCCGAATTTTGGAATTGTTTCCATGTATTCTCGTCAGACTTCTTGTTGTACTGACTTGTAAGGTTGGATTCATACAGCGTTTTTTGTTTATCGGTTAGTTTAGCTCTTTGTATTTTAGCTCTTTCCTCATAATACCATCTGTCAAGTTGCAACCGATCCGTGAGTTGTGATTTGTAATTCTTAGTCAGTTCGATAACAAGGTCTTGACTGTCCTTTATACGCTGCTGGTTGAGCTTGTTTAAGTCTGCTAAATATTGCTTGTTGGCATCGGTATCAGCAATAAGGTATTCACCTTTCGGAAATTTCTTCTGATATTCTGCTTCAATCCCTTTCTGCACATCGTCCAACGTCTTGGCAAGTCCGGGGAACAACTGTTGGACCTCCGCTTCGGAAAGTCCTGCATCTTTCAGTTTCTTGTGCAAATCCAATCCGTTGAACATGGATTCAATGTTATCTTTAGTTTTGTCTAGCTGTTTTTTAAAATCATCTGCATCCTTTTCGTCAAACAAGACATTAGCATCTTTTTGTGCTCCTATCTTCTTCCTAAAGTCAGTAATAATCTTTGCAAGTTCCTGCAAAGCCTTTGCCGTATTTTCCTTATTAGGCAAGAATGCTTCCCCTATGATATTTTTAGGCATCTGAACATCTTTCAATTGGGATGCGTAGCGTTCCATGACTGTCTTAGCTGCCTTATCGCTGCCCATTACCTTATTCAGCTTCTCGTATTCCTTGTTAAGCTCTTTAATAAGGGAAATGCGTTCTGCTAATATGTCACGTTGTAGCTTCGTGTCAGTGTCTTTCCCGGTATTATTGTCTGTTTTTCCTTTATTGGTAAAGTCTATATCATAAATAGGAGCTGTAATTTGTTGAACAAAATCTTGTGACCAATCATGCGATATTGCATAGTTGTTTACCATTGCGGCTTTCACATCATTGTCATAGTTCTTAAAATTGAAAACATTATCAAAAAAAGAACGGATCTTCTTTGTCATTTCATTTTTGGAAGAATCAAGGCTGTTCTTTATTGCATTAACATTTTCAAGTATATTACTTCTGATTCCAGCAAAAGTGGTTGTTGTAGTGGAAGAAACAATTCCAAAAGACGAAGATGATGTACTAATATATGTTTTTTGTATTGACTCTAAAAAATCCAATAGCTTTTTATAATAATCTTGTATAGCTTCCAAAGAACCTGATTCTGTTACGCCTAGTTCCAATTCTTTAAGCTCTTCTTGTGCAATAAATCCAGTTCCTTTATCTGCTACTTTTGCCAATTCTGTCCGTATCTGGGTTATTGTCGCTAATGCTCTCTGATAAGATTCTGTTAATCTTGTGTTTGCTTCGTCCGCATCGGTTTCCCAAAACATAGAATTGCTTTTCTTGTCAGTATTGTATTTATAATCTAGCACAAGCATATCATCAAGATATTGCTTATGCTGTTGCAACAACTTATCATATTGTTCTCTTGCTTCATTCTCTGATATATTTGCCTTTATCTCTATTGCAAATCCCTCGTTATTCATTTCTTTAACAAGGGCGTTCAACGCTTCCTTGACTTTCGGTTTGGATGTTTTTTCGTCTATTGTAACAGAAAGACGTTCTATCTCCGAAGTTCTTACTTTTCCTTTGTAATATTTGTTCTCAGCTTCTTTCTGCCTTTTGTTGTATTCATCTTGTATCTTTATTAATTCATTGAAAATACCTAATGCTGCTGTAATAGCCATTAATGGGAATGAAGCCTTGAATGTTGCCCCGAATGCCTTTATTGCATTGCCTGCTTTGCCAAGACCTACTGAAAATAACCCAATCGCCCCATTTGCCACTCCTATTTTTTTAGCCCATACGGTGATGGCCATGGATGCGATTATTGGGGCAAACGCTTTCGCTATATTGACTACTGTTTCCCAATTATCAATCAATACCTTAATAGAATCAATAGAACCTTTCAGTGTATCTTCGTTAGCCTTACCGATTGAGTTAAGCATCACATCAATACTGTCTTTCAAGTTGGAAATTTTACCCCGCAAAGTTTCGGCTTGAATTTCCTGCATATTGTAAAAAATGCCTCCTTTGTCGGTGATGCGTGTGAAAATGTTTTCAATATCCTCAAACGTGACCTTGCGCTTGGAAATCATATCCACAATTTGTGCGGTGGTGTACGCTTCACCTTTCACCTCTTGGAAATAGCGTTGAAGTTCACCGTACAAGTTGATACCAGCTTCCGTAAACTGCCTTACTTCCGTACCACGTAAGTATGCAGCCGCCTTCACCTGCCCATAAGCAAGAATAAGTCTGCCCATATCAACACCTAAACCAGCGGATACATCGGCAAGTCGTTTTGTCGTGTCATATAACTTATCCGATTCAATACGGTATGCTGCAAGCTGTTTTGTGAATGTAACCAGTTCCTTAATTTGGAATGGCGATTTTACAGCAAGTTGGACGGTCTTGTTGAATATCTGGTCCGCTTGCGCCTTATTCTGTAAAATGGCTTCCAAGGAACGCTGCTGTAATTCAAATTCTCCACGTACATTTGCCAACTTACTGATATACCCTTCAATCTGTGATACGGAGAACACCAAGGCAAGCTGACGGCTTAATTGCCCAGCCGTATCCATTAGGTTGCGGTGGCGTGTAGCAAGCTGCTGTGATTTAACTCCTGCTTCTGTCAAAGCTTGGTTGTGTTTGGCGATGGCAGAATTTATTTGATTTAATGTAGCTTGATAGTTCTTGTCAGTTTTATCAAGTTGTAATCTTGTCTCTTTTAGCAACTTGATTGCCGCAACATCCTCTTGAAGTGTTTTTGCGTTTGCAGAAAAATTGAGCGTGTTATTTATTAAAGAAACGCGTTGTGCTGGAGATTGTGCCGCATAATCAGCCATACTCTTCATTGCGCTTTCGTAACGCTGTTTTTGTTCTTCAACCTTTTTCATATAGGATTCCATGACATTTGTCATTTTCCTATAAGTGGCTTGCTGTTGTCTCAACTCTTCCGCATTTGCATTAGCTGCTATCTTGTTTTTTATATTGATGAATGACTGATACTCTTTTAGCTTTTCTTCGTACATAGCCTTTTCTTTAGAGAGAGCAGACTTGTCGCTATCAGAAAGAGAGGTGTTATTTTTTAGTTGAGACTTTATTTGACTGACGGTTTCACGCATTTTAGCAACATTCTCAGGTGAAAATGTTTCAATAGAGAAATTAGAGAATTTAAGTTGGTTGAGTGTTTGCGCCATGCTGCTGATAGATGAAGACATACCTTCAACTCTCACGCTTGATTGTTGAACAGAATCTCCTATATTGTCAAATACTCTTCCTGCTGTATTCAGCGCACTTATCTTGCTGGCTAACGAAGCGATTGCGTTCTCCAATTTGGAAGTATCTACTACCACACTGCCAAACCCGTTTTTCAACGCATCCGCAGCCGTATGTGCATGTTTCTCTATCTTCTCCAGCTTCTCATCGAAACTGTCCAACTTCTTTAATACATCGGGTGTTATGTTGAGGAATGCTCCTGCTTCATTATCTGGCATATCGTTATCCTTTTTTATTAATTATGGGCATACCCAAATCATTCAAGTTCTTCAAATCGTCAACCGAACTTATCTTGTTGACCTTCTTCTTTTTCTTATCCTTATTTCCGTATTCTACATGGGAAAAATCAAACGAGCTTAACCGGACTTGCCCGACCGTCATTTCCCATAAATATTCTTCACGAGAGCACCAAGTGTTGGAGCGCAGAAAATCAATCATCTGCCCCCATTCGGTACGGGATATTATCAGCTTTGTTCCGTTTTCTTCATCTTCCTCGCCAGTGTCATCTCCCTCACGGTCTGAATCACATTGATACTCTCGAAAAAAAAATCCGTGCTTATGAGGTTAAGGATTTCACCGAGCAATAAAGCCCAATCCTTTATGTCGTATTCCCCCCACATTAGAAGGTCATAGACTTTGTGGTAGTCATCTGAAAGTTCTTTTTTCTCATAATCAGAGAATATCCTGTCCTTGTCATTGAGAAGTGCAAGCGTTATTACATGTGCCACTGCTGGTAGATTTACTGCAAACTCCTTGATAACATCTCCCATGCTCAGTTTCTCTCCTTTGACGATCCGGCACGCTTGTTCGGCTATGAGCCATTGAACACCGGGCTTTAATCCTTTGATACACCACTCCGTACCGTGGAGTTTCATAATACTTGGGCTGTCGTTCATTATCCTTGCCAAACGCTCCATTGATTCATTGGATACAGGAGTATGAGCTGTTACAGCGTCTTTCTTTGGTTGTGTATCTTTTTTCTTTGCTCTATATACTGCCATGATTATAAGCATGAAGGGCGGCGGCATATCCAGCCTACCGCCCTGTAAATACTCTAGTTATCTATTATGAACAAGTTCTATTTTGGTAAAGTATAGGCTGAATCTACATAAAATGGTGTTCTAATAGTTTTTTCACCATCGGCGATATTTGCATCATACGCTGTTCCTGCAAGGTTGATACGGCCCACATTAGAGTTCAAAGATTCAAGCATTAGTTTTGAGTTAAGTTGGACTTTAGGAACCACAAATGCAGTCATCGTTTCCCCTTCCTCAAACACTACATCAATCTTTGCATACAACTTCTTGTATTGAGCCGGAGCAAAGTATTTGGTAGAGACAGTAGTTCCTGCCGTAAATCCCATGAGAGCGACCAATAGGTCTTTTTGTGTATCTGCAACCTCAGCTGTAAACTGGTATTTGCCAAGCTTCACAATGGAAATAATAGGACTGTCGGAAGTTTCACACTCGATGTCGTTTACATCATTATCGTCTTGAGAGATTGAAGTGGTGTCTTCAACTACATCTTCAAGGATATAAGAGTCACCCTTTGGCACATCGTCTTGTTCAGAGCCAGTGAACAGAGTTGCCACGATGTAAGAAGGCTTGATGAATTTTTTGGCTTTTGCGCCAGTCTTGTTTACTGCCATAATTAAAAAATGTTATCCTGTTAATAATCTGTTTACCTTATTGTTACTTCTATATTTATCACGTTGTAGTAGTAGTTCCTATTTTGGTCATAATCTGCATCACGGAAATTTACATCAATCACATAATGGGGGTCTTTGCATGATTCAATAGCCTTATCAAGCGCAAGTTCCATTTTGTACAGCTCCTTCACGGGTTTTGTGCCGTGACTGTCAACTGATTTTGCGTACAAGAACACGTTGGCAGAACCTTTGGCATAAGCTCCGTAATCTTTCATGGAAAGCACATCAACAAGCACCATTTCTTTCCAGTCGCTTTCAACAGTGGCAGGCATATTCCCGATAAACAGGTTATCGGATATAGCCGCTTTTGTCAGCAGCATGGAAAAAAAGTTTTCCACTTTTGATGTTGTCTTGTATTTGCTATCCATATAATCAGTATTTACCGTTCTTTATAATTCCAAAAGTTGAACCTTTAATTCTGTTGCTTAATGCTTTGAGTTGGTTTTGAGCAATGGCAATTACCTCATATTTGTACTTTTCCTGTAATATTTGTCCGTATGGCATTGCGGCTACTATTACAAGGTCAATTCCATCATGAGGCTTATATTTACGTTCAAGAAAATCCGTTATCGCATCACGTCCGTATAGCGGCTCTCTCTCCCAAATTCTTGGGGCTAATGCGTATTTCGTTTGATAACCGCTTTTGGATAGTTTGCCATTAACATATATTCCCCATCCGTAGCTATCATGAAGGTTGTCTGTATCATTTTTATAATTAACCCTATTCAATTCTTCTGCAATTATTTTGTCAGCTTCTTCCGATAAGAACTTTATAAGTTTATTCAATGAACCTGTCTTAACCTTCTTTGCCATAGCCTACACCTCGCTCATTTTAATATCAACCGAGCAACCACCAAGTTGACTATATTCAAGCCCTATAACCCTGCCTTGGATTGGTATTGCATAATCCTTGCATTTAAAATTGGTATTGAAACGTATAGGTAGCTTCTCACCAACTTTGCACGGGAAAAATACTTTATAGTCAGCCATGATAGTACCAGAATTAATCAGCTTTGCAGCCTGCTGTATGTCACATTCAGTTTCAAGAAGGATGGTCTCTCCCGTAGTGGGAACTTCGGGAGAACTATCCGTTTTTTCATTCCCAAGCAAGTCACCGTCACCGAGAAGGTTCCCGTCTTCCGGCTTATTCGTTATCACGGTGTAGAATGTGCCATGAAACGGGTATTCTGCTATTGCTTTTCTTTTGAGACGCATAAACTATACATCTAATGAATTTTCATTGACCCAACTCATACTACCCGAATCCATGCTTTTCAACGCTTCTTCTTCACCATACTTTTTGTACAGTGCTTTCAGACGGTCTTTCAAGTTTTGGATTATGGCAGCCGTTACCGTCTCACTACCTATGTCCTGTCTGTAACTGCCATGTTGGAGTGATGATGAAGCCACAGACCACGGACCGTTAATGACAAGTTCGTACAGTGCGATAAGGCAATGGTCTTTAGTGCATTCATCTATTTCAGAACGGTCTGAAATAAACATCAAACCGTTTTCGTATGCGATATTTTCAAGCGCATCATCTTCAAAGACAAATCTCGTAAGCCCATTGAGGTATGCTATCGGGTCAAATGATTTTTCCATAACTACTACGCAATGTATTGTACATTTAATCGTCTGCCTGACTTGTGTCTACAATTACGTGATTACGGAATGTTTTCAGTGCAGGACAAGCTGACATCATTACATCAGTATGCCATTCCTTATACAGCCCGTTGTTTGTCGTTGTATTTACAATCGTGCAGAGACCATCGTTGGCCTGAGCAAAAATCTTGGTTATTACGCTTGAACCATATTTGTCAAACATCTGTTTGTCTAAGTTATTGGTGTATTCAAACTCACAAGCATATCCGGCAGGACGGAGAACTGCAATCTTATCATCCCAACCTTGCACGAATGTGTCTCCGGTATTGGTAAGATTACGCTCACGCTCTTCTACAATTTCAATTGGAGATACACCGGGATAATCACGGAAAGCTGCTAAGAACAACTCACGTGTAGTAGGCGCAGTAGCGGTTGTTCCGATGTAAGCTAAAGGATTTTTCTTGAAACTTTCAATCAATTCCTTAACTTCGGCATTTTGCAACATTACTTCGTAAAACATCTTGCGTGTAACCTGCCATTCCATTGCACCTTCATATCCCCATTTTTCACGATATTTTTTCTCCTTTTCCGCCATTTGGCTCAGAATCTTGCATTCAGCGTCAGTCCACACCTTGGTTCCTGCTTTGGTGAAATTTTCACTTGGAATGTCAGCCTTGTGCAGCGGAATTTGAATACCACGTGCGATATTGCGGTAGTCAATATTACCTTTAGACATTAACTGTGCAGTCATGAAGTTCATGGTTGCGTCCGCACTATCAAGCTGTGACTGTAATGTATGTACCCAAGCGGCTACCAAATCGGCATCGTTTCCAAACAACTCAAACTGTTGTTCTTTTGCTTCACGTTCCATAGCTGTTTCAACGAAACCGGGAGCGATAAAATCAGGGATGGATGCGGTGTACCAGTACAGGCCTTCCTTATCCATTTGATTACTGTCACCAAGAGGTGCACGCAAATCCATCAAAGGAGCGGCTTTCAAGTCACGTCCTTTCACAGAAAAAGTAGCAATGCCATTAGGGGCGGTAGGTGTGGGAGCACCAGCTTTTACACCTTGGGTCTTGTACCAACCATAATTAGTGTATAGCAGACCTTCTGTATTGACAAAGGATTGCAAGAAACGTTGATTGGTCTTGTCTGAAAAGAATCTTGCATATCTGCTGTTATTAAAATCAAATTTAGGCATAGTTTCGTCAATTTTAAATGTTAAACCAACCCTTAACCTTGCTCTTGTTCAAAGCTTTTAATGCAGCCGAAAGAGGTTGCATACGGTCTTCGTAGAGGAATACATCTCCTAATGCCAATGCAGGAGTGATAAGGTATCTTGCACCATCGAAATCATCTTCGGATGCAGCCGGGTCAAAAACAAAATCAAAGTCGCAGGGAAGGTATGAGTTAGGATTAGTAACCATAGCTTCTTTACTAGAGCCTACTTCTTTCGCTTCGACAAGAACAGATGAAGTTGTTAATGATCCGAGGGTTGCGCTCAATGTAACTTTCCAAACATCGCCAGCCGTTTCGTCAGTTGCTTTTTCAACGGCTGTAACTGTTACCGCTGTGCCTTTTCCTGTCAATGTAGAAGGTGCTACCATAAGGTTATCTCCTACAAATGGGATAAGAGAATATCCGTCTCTTTTCAGGTAAATATCTGTGTCTGTAGATCCAGTTGTAGCTTTTGCAACTGCATACGATTTTAGGATACGTATTTCGCTTCCATTAGAACCATTACTGGGAATATATTCAGCGAGCGTTCCGGCAAAAGCTCTTGCATTACCTTTGAATGGGTTTTTAACAATTCCACCACTGGTAGGAAATACAAGTGCGTCCTTCCCGCTCATCTGTAACTTCACGAAGACATAGCGATGACCACCAATGCTTCCGCGAGCCTGAACCAATGCTCTACCGGGAAGGTAGCCACTGTTCAATAGGATTTGCTGATAGAAATCTGACATTTTCTTTTTGGTTTAAATGATTATTACTTTTCTTCTCTGTGCGATTGCTTCTTTACGACAGCAACCACATCGGCAAAGTCATCGGTCTTTTCCTTACCGCCTCCCGTGCCGCCTGGAGTGATGTCGGGTGGAGTGTTAGCATTAAACTTATTGTAGCTCTTGACCAGTCTTTCTGTGAGAGCATCAACATCTGTTTCAGAATCAATGTGAATCAATTCGAGTTGGTCGTTAATCCAATCCTCGTTCTTGACTTCTTTCCCTTTTAAGGCTAATTTGAGTTGATTGCGTTTGTCTGTTACCTTTTTCTCTTTCTCACGCTCTGATTTCAAATCTTGGAGTTCTTTGAGCAACTTATCCAGTTTGCTTTCGTCTCCTTTGTCATCCTTTTTATCACTTCTATCGTCCTTGTTCGGATGATTCTTTTCCCACTCTTTTATAAATTTTGAGTTGTCATTTCGTATGTTGTTATCGTCCTCTTGTAAGTCATCCAAGTAGTCGGCAACAACATCATCCAGTTCCAACTCGTCCTTATCACTCGCTTTCTCCAACCGCTTGTAGATTCTTTCTACTTTGCCGTTGAAACTTCTCTCACTCATAGCTAAGTTTTTCTTGCCGTTGTTGGTGAGTTTCACTTTCAGTGCTTCTGAAAATTGCTCTTTCGTAAACTTCATACACTATATGTTTTATAATGATTATATGCGAAAGTAATGCTTTAATAAAAAGGTATAACTATAAAAAAATCACTGTATTTATCACTATGATAAATAGATATTGATTTAAGTATATATTACCTTATTATTAAGAGGTATTTTTGCTTTTGATGAAAGAGCAAGAAGTACATAATGCGATAGTGAAGAAGCCTTTCCCAGGTTTCCAAACCTACTTTGCTTCAACGAACGTAGATATATGTTTCGGTGCCGGCGGGGTCGGAAACGGGAAGTCATACTCTCTTGTTCTTGGATTCGCTGAACCGTTAATGCTTGACCCTGATTTTAGATGTTTAATAAGTCGTAGAAGCCTTGGGAACCAAAAAGCAGGAGGAGGATTTGTTGATACATTCAAGGACATATTCGGGGAATATGTAAAAGTTAAAGAGGCAGACACGCCACGTATATCATTCCAAAGTGGAGCGTACTGCGATTTGACTTATATAGACCCAACGAATATAGATAGAATGAGGGAGCGCGCGAAAGGATGGCAGTACGATGCGATTGCCATTGATGAGCTTACCGAAATGCCTTGGGAGGTATTTACGTACATTCAATCCCGTAATCGTGGAAAAAGCAAAACATTCACGGGGAAATTCCGTGCAACATTCAATCCTAAACGCACCCATTGGACGAGAAGATTCATAGATTGGTATGTTGGAGTTGACGGGAAGGGTATCCCTGATAGAATAGGGAAAGTCAGATTCTTTTTTGTTGCTGGATCTACCGTTGATGATGTGATTTGGGGGGATTCAAAAGAAGAAGTTTACGCTAAGTGCAAGATACAGATAGACAGTTTGATTAAAGACTTGAAAGGTAAAGCAAAATATCAAGACTTTATTAAATCGTTTACCTTATACGAGGGCACAGTTGATGAAAATGAAGCTCTAATGGAAGGCAATGCAGGGTACGTTGGTTCAGTTGCCGCTTCTGGTACACGCTCTGCTGCTGGGCTTATCGGTGTAAACTATAATGCAGACCCAGATTCTGACGAAAAGATACCTATCCCTTCCACTTCCGCACAAGGCGTGTTCAACAACAACCCTGCCGTAAACGGTGACAAATGGATTACCGTGGATTTGGCGGATTATGGTACAGACAACCTTGTTGCACTTGCATGGGATGGATTTCACGCATACGACATTCTCATTCTTAGCAAGTCCACTCCGAGAGAAAACGCTATGGCAGTGAAGACATTTGCATTTGAGCATGGAACAGCCGAAAGCCATATCATTTTTGACGCGACTGCCGGACGGTATTTCAATGATTACATTCCCGATGCAGTACCTTATATCTCACTAAATAAACCTTTCGGGCTTTACCAACTTACCGCAATGACAGTCAAGGATATGTGCTATATCAGATTATGCAAGATGATAGAGGAAGGTAACTTGACATTTGACGATAAACTTGCCGTTCAGACTTACACTCACCAGAACCTGAAATACAAAGTGACGGTTGAGAACGAGTTTATGGAAGAATGTTCTGTTGTGCGATTTGACGATATGCAGAGCGGAAAGAAACGGCTTTGGAACAAGAAGAAAATGAATCAGATGTTGGGGAAAGGCAGGTCGATGGACTTGTTAGACCCATGCGCTATGAGAATGTTTCCGTGCGCTAACATCGAATACGGAAATGAGATTCAAGCAGGGTATTACAATCACGAAGAAGAAACCAAACAAGCGTTTCATGCACAGACAGAAGGAAGTATTTACGATGAACATTTATGGTATTAGGACATGATAAGCTATAACGACATAAAGGATATTCTCAATTCCCTTAAAACAGAAGGAATTGAAGCAAGGGTAAGAGATGTTGCCTATTTGGTAATGTGTGATTCTTTCGTAGATAAGGCTCTTGCTGCAAAGGTTGCTTACCAAGAAGATGAAAAGCCTTCAAACAAGGTGTTATCCATGCTTGCCGAGAAACTGAAACCTTTCGGCATCGGTGCTATCACTACCATATCTAAAGATGAGAACCGAGAAGCATTGCTGAAAGAAATATCGGAGATGAAACAGATTGCTGACGATGCGAAAACAAGTGGAGATTCAGACACTTTTATCAAAGCAAGTAAGGTCGTGTTGGATGCACGCGTGAAGCTGAACGATAAATTCAATATTGAAGAGGAAGAGGGGCAGAAGCGAATAATCGTTGTTCCGCAGAAGCACGACATTATCTGCAAATGGACTTCGAGAGAGTGTTCTGCAATGCCGAGCAAGGAAGCCTGCATGAAGTATTACAACCTAATTGATGCGGAAAAATGACACGGGAAGAGAAAAAAACATATCTATTGCGGAACGTAAATGCCTTGTTGCAGAAGAAACCGTTTTTCAGAGGAAGTGACACTTGCTCTACAAACGACTATTCCGACGGTCAGTCCGCAGCCATTACCGATACACGCACGGCAAGGCTTCCGAATGTAAAAAAGAATATCGTTTCGCAGGAAAAGTTTCTGAAAGAACTTGACCCGATGAGCCATGATGTATTATTTGATCAAAACTTGCCGAGCATTTGCGTGAAGTTAGAAGATGGGGGATATCAGGAAATCAAGTTCCAGCGCACGGCATTAGCTTTCCAAGAACAGATACTGGCGAGCCACGTAATCTACCTTTGCGGAAATCCCTGTACATTGTCTTTGAGAGGTGGCACTCCTTCCGAGAAAGATAAAGCCAACTATTCCACAATCAAGGAGTATTGGGTAGACAGGAATATGGATGGATGGCGTACAAAGGCAGTCCGTTCGCAGCTTGCCACAGGCGATGCCGGACTTCTGTTCTATTATGACTATAAAGGACGTATCAAGTGCCGCCTGATAAGTTATGAAGATGGTTACGTAATCATATCACACAATGACAACAACGGTGACAGGCTTCTTGAAAGTGTCTATTATGCCGATGCGGGCGGTGTGGAATACATTGACAGTTACGATGATACCTACATGTACCGTATGCACACACCGATAGACGGTGAAGAAGCAGGCGATGACGGTTTTGTAAGAGAACGTCCTATATTGCACGGTTTCAGCGAGATACCATTGTGTACCAAACGCGGTAATGTGGCGTGGAACAACGGTCAGAGCCTTATCGAGATTTACGAGATTATCTACAACATTTTCTTTGTCATTCAGAAACGGAACGGCTGGGGTATTCTGTATATCAAAGGCAATTTGTCAGAAACGACAAAGAAACTTGCCGGGAGTATCATTTTGCAGGACAAGTCAATGGACGGTAACGGAAGTGCGGAGTTCAAAGCACCTCCAAGTCCGCAAGGGATGCTTGACAGTCTGCAAGATTTGTTTGAGAAGATACAGATAAATACCTCCTGCACTTTCCTTTTGCCGAAAGATGTAAAGTCAAGTGGCGATATTAGCGGGTTGGCTATCACATTGACCCGCGACTTGGACTTGAAAAACGCTCAGCAAGGCGTGATTGAATGGCAGAATTTTGCAGACAAGATGATGCGCCTGTTCAAGGAGGGATTGGCCAAAGAATTGGTGAAAAAAGGCGAGAACGTAAATGCCGTTACAGAATTTGCCAAGCTTCGTGTTAGCTGTAAGTTCAAGATTTGGCAACCATTTAGCGCAACGGAATATAATAACATACTTATCTCAATGAAGCAAGCCGGCATTCTTTCCACAAAAACAGCCATTGAGAAAAACACCGAATCCGTTCCCGATGAAGAACAACGTATAGCAAAGGAGAAGGAAGAGGCTCAAAAGCTGTTGGAGAAACAGCAAAAAAAGGACAAAGGAGTTACGGAACAAATTGATGTGGTAAAAGAATAAATGGAAAAGGAAAGTCTGTACATATTAAAACTTGATACGCAAGGAAGTAAAGTAAAATTTCCGAATGCTGATATGCCTGCAAAATTAGGTGAGTACACCTATACGGCACAACGTATGGCAGGAACTCCCACACTGACCGCTACACTGAACTATCCTTCATGCTTAGACGAACTATGGACAGGAGAAGAGTTTGTTGAGTTTAGGGGGGAAAAATATTATATTGACCAAGTGCCTACATCCTCAAAGGACAACAAGAGTATCATGTACAAGCATGAGCTTCAATTCGTTTCAGAACGTATCGTGCTGGAAAACGTATATTTCATGGACGTGGTGACAGCCGGGGAAGACACGTATCACTCCAATTCCACTTCCGTCAAGTTCATGGGGGATATAAACGAGTTTGCTGGTCGCCTTAACGCTTCAATGACAAAATCGGGTATCGGATATTCGGTAGTGATTGATGAAGATATTACTTCTGAAAGCAAACTTGTTTCTCTTGACAGTGTGTACCTTGCAGAAGCGTTACAGTCCATATATACCATATACGAACTTCCTTATTACTTTGTAGGTAAGGTTTGTCACATAGGATATACAGAGAATGTAATTTCTACTCCCTTCGAGTACAAGAAAGGGCTTGTATCAATTAAAAAGACAAACGCCAATTATAAGATCGTTAATCGCGTTACTGGTGTTGGTAGTTCTGACAACATTCCTTTCTACTATCCGAATGATGATGAAAAAGGTACTATAGAACGCACGCAAAACCTTATGCCTTCCATTTATAGACAAACAAATGGAGCGGAAAGATTCTACAATGCACTTAACGATACGTATAAAATACCCGGTACAAATGATTACTATTTTTTCAAAAATACATATTCTTCTAAGAAAGTAAAAGAGATAAAGGTAGATTTTAGCGATATAAAGCCTACCATAGAAAATGTAACAAACGCTTCGGGACAGTTATTTGGTGAGATTGCGGATATTGCTTTTGATGATAACGATAGTGACGAACTAGGAACAGGAGAAGGGAATAATATATTCAATGGCACGGATGAGTATGTACATTCTTATTTCTACATAAAATTACATATATATAATGGGGATTACGGTTTTAACCTGTTCGAACAAGGTTTGGAAGGTGGTACGGCTGTAATCAATATGACTACGGGTAATTGTGCCGCTTGCGAGTTTGAAATAGGAGTTACCTATAAGGACAATGAACCGGGAAGGGCATTCAATCCTGTATTGGTGGATTCTTCCGGGAACTTGCCGGCAGGAGATTTTGAACAGAAGGTTACTTCACAAACATCCCAATATGTAGAAAGCCAACAAAACACTTCTACAAATGAGGTTTGGATTGCTGTAAAAAAGGACAATACAACTTTCGGGGTTGTTATGCCTAATGCCACAAATAACTATAAACCTTCTGTTGGGGATAAGTTTGTGATTACAGGTATTAAAATGCCGAAATCTCTTGTGCTTGCCGCCGAGAAGAGATTAGATGAGGCGTTGATAAAGTATATGTCTGAAAACAACGATGAGAAGTTCTCTTTTTCCGTAAGTTTCTCACGTGTCTTCCTTGCAGAAAACAGTATGTTAGCTGGTCTGTTGAATGAGAACTCGCGTATATACATAAAGTATAATGATAAGGAATACTTCATGTATGTGAACTCATTTACTTGTAAGGCGGATAAAAATTGCCTGTATGATATATCCGTGGAGCTAACAGATAAGTTGTCCGCCAATGTTTCCGCTTTGAGAAGTACGATTACAGAGATAGCCGGGGATATCATAGGTGAGAGGATGGGTGCCTCTCTCAACGTGTCAGATATTCTTGGCAGAATATCCCGTTATTTTATCTCAAAGATAAATAGCGACACCTCCAACGGTCTGATCACTTTCTTGAAAGGTCTTTTGATAGGTAAGAACGGTAGTGGAATTACTGTACTTGAGAACGGTATGTCACAGGCTGTTGTTGATTATCTGTATGTCAAGGTCAAAGCCGTTTTTGACGAGCTTGAAGTAAAGAAGAAGACGTATGTAGGTGGCGAGCAGGTGATTTCCCATGCAGGCATGAAATGCAACCGTGTGGATGAGTTAGATGATGTTTACCGTTGTTATTTCAAGGAAGAGGAAGACGGAATTGAGATAGAGAACCAGTTTACTCCGGGATCTCTTGCCATAGCCCAGGAGTGCAATATCAAGACAGGCGTTTCTCATCATGTCGGCAACCGCTATTACTGGCGGTTGGTCACAGCAGTGGGTGAGAACTATATAGACTTGTCCAAGACCGTATGTGATCCTAATGTCGAGAACGATGTTCCGGTGGCAGGTGATGATATCGTGGGGTTAGGTCATAAGACCGATATGACCCGACAGGCGGCGATAATTCTCTCTTCGGTGAACGAAGTTTCTCCGTCCATCATCATGTATCAGGGTATTAATGATTTTACCTTGACCGGGAAAGATGTCATTTCTTTTGATTTTGACAAATCTACCGGCAAAGCCCGGATGAAGGTGTACGGAGATGCATACATTGGTGATAAGGACCGGACCACTTACATGGAATACACTCAGGATAAAGGTGTGGATATCAAGGGTATGTTCCATATCGAGCAGGGTTCCACCGGATGGCGTAACATGGAAGGGCTTCCGGATGAGATACAGGCGGCCGCAGATCTTGCCCAAGAGGCCAAGGATGCGATAGACAATGCGGCTGTCGGAAGTGTCAATCTGTTGCGCAATTCCGGGTTTACAGGAGATTATGAGACAGAGGACCTGTTTGCCGCTACCGAGTTATCGGCGGATACCGAGCTTTTTAGCAAGCAATTGGAATATTGGACGGGTGTGGCTACCGTATCTGCGGACAGTGATGCCGGCTCCGGGTACTCTGCTGCAATCGGTAGTTTGTCCCAGTCCGTATCATTAATCAAAGGGGAAAGTTATGTTATCAGTTATAAAGCAAAGGGTACGTCAGTGTCTGTTTCGTGCGGCTCTTTCAGTGTTTCTCAACCTCTCACATCCTCTTATCAGAGATATACCCATAAGATCACCTTCAATGGCAGTGGTATATTTCTTATCAGTGGTACCGCAACCGTTTGTGACCTTCAGTTAGAGCGTGGAACCATCGCTACTGACTGGAAGCCTTCAATTCTTGACAATGACAAGGCAACAGCCGGTTTCCAGTCAATCAATTATATCGCCAGTGCGATCAAGGATGGTTCTGTGGATATTCTTGGTGGTCTGATATTGGCCAATATGATCCAGTTAGGCAACTACAAGAATGGCAAGTTACAGAAGGTCACAGCCGGAGTTAGCGGCATATACAATGACGATGATGATGTGGCGTTTTGGGCAGGAGGAAAACTTGAACAGGCGATTCTGACTGTAATGAGGTTCCGTAATGATCCTAATTACCAGCCCACGGATGCGGAATGGGCGAACATGGCGAACTTTGTTGCGACTCATGGCGGTGATGTGTTTTTGAGAGGATATATCTATGCTTTGGGCGGATATTTCCGGGGGGAAGTCAATGCGGAAAGCGGAATCTTTAAAAATGTAAAGTCACCTAACGGCAATTTTAAAATTGATGAGGATGGCAATATCTGGATAAAAGGAGAGGGAGAGTTTAGTGGTACTGTCAATGTCATATCATCCAATGGTTACAAGATCGTAATATCCCCTGAGGATGAGTATTCCGTACCGTCTATCAGAATGTATGATTATAATGGGGAAGAACTGTTCAGTATCTCCCTTCAATATGGATTGAAGGGTATGGTTCCCCGTATTTTTATGAATGACCCTTCCAATAGTGATGTATTGTATTTTCGCCCGGACAGTATGGTTGTCGAGCAAAGAGGAAGTGACGGTTATATATATCAAACCCAGATTATGGGTGGACGAATAATTATGGTTAAAGGTTCTGAGATTGTGTGGGATCAGAGCATATTGCCCAAATAAAATAAAGTGATATGGAACTTAATTCGATCAATAAAACAGGTACTTGGAGTGAGGCGGCAGATCGGCTTAACAACAACTTCAGCAAGACCTCCACTGAAGTGGAGAAGATCAAGCAGAACAGTGTCCGCAACAAGGGATTGTTTTCTACAGTAGAAGCATTGCAGGCTGCTGTCCCATCTCCTGTTGTGGGCGACTGGGCTGTCGTGGGAGATACCATACCGGGTCCTATATATCAATGTACGAAGAGAGGCGTATGGAGCGAAACAGGAACAACCGGAGGCGGTGGAAGTGTTGACCTTTCCGGCATCTTGAAAGCCGAGGAGATAGACGATGTTACATCAATATTATAGTTATGAAAATTAATTACCAATCCGATTTTAAAATTATAGAGAAGAACCTGAATGGAGACATATCAACTCCCTTCCGGTTTACTTACTTCAATCCGTTCAAGGGAAAGTTTATAGCCTCTTTTGATGGGCAAGAGTATGTGGGTTGCAGCCGTATGGAAGATGGCAGTCTGCTTGTCGCTTTTGACAACCCCGGCTTCTCCCCTGGTATGCTGAAGGTCAAACGGGAATACTTCATTTCTGATTCTGACTTTAGAGATGGCATCTGCAACCTTGTATCTATTGAAGATACAGGGATTGTGCTGACTACCGGGAAGACGGATGAGAGCACAGCGGAGATCATGCCCTATCCGGATTATGCCGCATACAATGCGGTGCAGAGCGTATCTCTGTCAGATCAGGAGTATGATGATGTGCTGAGTGATTTTAATAGTTAATAAATAATTACATAAAATAACAACAGCCCAAGTTCCGGCGGAACTTAGGCTAAAAACAGGAGATATTATGGCAAAAATGCATAAACTGACGAAGGGCGGACAAACCATATTCCCAGCTACCATCTATGATGCGGTGGTCAATCCCCAAACACGCAAGAGCCTGACAGCGGAAATAGCTGAATTGGAAAGTTCCTTGAATGGTGGTGATACCGGATATATCAAGCTTAATATCCAATCGTGGGTAACAGGCCAGTGGACGGGAGAAGGATCATCATTGACTCATAATGATAACTCTTCTTATAAACGTAATACTGAGGTGAGTACTCTTATTAAAAGAGGCGCAGTTTTAACAATGTATGAAGCCTCCGGAAAACAAGTGAAAATGAATGGTTATGGTATTACATTCAAGTTCAGAGATTCCGCAAAAAACAAGGTAGAATGGAGATGGTATGAATCCGGTAATGGTATCCAGATTGGGAATACTGATGCTGTTGAGATTTATATGACTGTTGCATCATCCGGTATAGAGTCTTTGAACGGGTTTGTAATTAAGGGAGCTTATGTGAAAGGAGCCGGGGATAAAATCAGTGAGCTGACAGAAAATGTGGAATCTTTGGAACGATCTACGGCTGACAATATAGAACATATATCCAATCTTGACGAATCGGTTAATGGTGGCAATATTGGACGCATATATATTAATGAGAATGATCTGGTTACCGGACGCTGGACAGGTGAAGGGAAAAATCTGAAAGCAGATTCGATGGAGGGATATTTGCGAACGAAAGAAATATATGACATAAACTTGAAAGCCGGTGACTTGGTTTCTGTATATGACAAGACTGGAAAACAAGTGAAAGCCAACAGTCTCGGACTGAATATGAAGTTCAAAAACTCGACTAATACATCATCCATCATCTCCTATCAGGACAGCGGTACTTATTACAAGCTCAATGAGGATGCGACGCAGATGGCATTTTTTGGAACTTCGTCGGCCGTTGAAAAGATTACCGGTTACTTTTTCAAAGGATTTCGGGTTAAAGGCTTTGACGAAAAAATCAGTGATGTAGATGAGTCTATTCACAAACATATTAATGATGTAAAAATCACTGATTTTTATCATTCTCTTAAAATACTTTTCATCGGTTCTTCCTTTGGAGTTGACACGATTAATTACGTTGGAGATATAGCGCACAGTTATAATTTTAAGATTGTTATCGGCAACCTTTATGTTGGCGCATCTGGTATTAAGGATTATATAACATTTTATGAGTCCGACCGCAAAATATCCTACTATAAGTGGGGGTTGAATGCCACTGTCTGGGAGAATGGCACCAGTACGGTAAGAGAAGCCTTGTCCGACGAAGCGTGGGATTTTGTAGTAATCCAGAACGGAGCATATCAATCCGCAGATGAGTCAACCTATTGGGATCAGGACGAGAAAGGGGATATTACCAAGAACTATGTGAGTCTGTTTGCTGACATCATTGATAGATGTTGCCTGTTCTCGCATCCTGTAATCTGTTTTAACATGACATGGGCGTACAGCGTATATCATACGCTCTCATCATCGCAAGGGTCGAAAGACAAGTGGCTGAGTTTCGGCATTAATCAAAAGCAGAGGCAGCTGGGTATGTATACGGAATTGTGCCGCTTGGCTCAAAAGGTATTGCAACATTGCCCGAAAGTAAAATTCGTCATCCCTTCCGGAACAGCCGTACAAAATGCCAGAGGCACGTTTTTAAGGACCGACACGACCATACAGGGAGTTGTGTCTCAATCCAATCCGGGAACGGGCACTCCTGTTACAACCGTGGCCCCAACCATAGAAGAGGCTGAATCAATGACTGATTTGAATCAGGCTGCGGTAGATTTTCCATTTATGGCCGGTAAAGATAACAATTTTATGAACTGGCATTATGGTACAGATTTGAGCAGGGACTGCCTGCACATGACAGAAGGGATCGGAAGATATCTGGTAGGAGGCGCCTTATGGCAGATGATTGGTTATAAACTTAGTCACTTAAACTTCTTAGGGAATACATACCGGACGACTAAGGAAGACAAAACGAATTACAGAATCATAGCGGTTACTGACAGAAGAGCTAATATCGCTCAAAAGTGTGTGATTGCCGCATTGGATAACCCGTATGGGGTTTCAGACATTACGGAATAAAACATATACTTATGATACGAGAACTAATCATCAGAATAATGATCCATCTGTCCGTTGAAGTGCATCCGGATGCGGAATGGTAAAAGTAGAACAGAATATATGGAACTTAATACAATAAACAAAACAGGAACTTGGAGCGAAACGGCAGACCGCATCAACAGCAACTTTAGCAAGATCTCCATTGAGGTTGAAGAGATAAAGCAGAACGGCGGTGGCGGCAGTGGTGGCGGGGGCGATGTCACTAACGCTGACCATGCCACATCTGCATACACGCTGGATAAGAATACGCCTGTGCTTGACTGGTTCTTATCCGCGCTGAACGATGATGATGCGCAAGGCATAATCAATTTTCTTAAAGGTCTGAAAATATCCGGGAATTTGGTAAGCCGCATTGTGAAGCAGGGTGACAAGGATGTTACCTACACCGATGAAGACGTGATGAGCGCATTGCGTGTAATGATTGAGATAGAGAACAGTGTGGAGAAGATGAAAGAGATATTCTTGCGGAAGGACGTGGCGGATTCCACTAAGTACTTGTTATCCTTACTGGGCGGAGTCTTGATTAATAAATATGCCAAGTTCGGTGATTTCGTTACTGGTGTATCAGGTGGATACATAGACGAAAAGGGTGACATGGAAATGGGAAGCGGCGTTTTCCGTAAGCGTTTGTTTGTCCCTGAAATAGCCTATAACCGTACAACCTATTTCAAAGGACGTATGGTAAACTCCCCCGGTGGCGGTTGTAGCGTATTGTCATACGTGGATAACGGCGATGGAACCTACACCATCACTCCCGATCTGACGGACGCGGACGGATTGAGCCAGTTTGTTGATGATATCCTTACCACCTATTTTGTGACTAAGAATAGCGAAGGCAAGCTGAATGGCTTTGAAGAGATGAAATTCCGGGTGACTGCCGCAGATTATACCGCCAAGAAATTTACTGTCATTCCCCGTCCGGGACATTCTGACTGGAAACCTGCCGAGCAGATGGTATTGGCACAAACAGGTAATTTTACGGACCCGGAACGTCAGACTTATATACTTATTGATTCAGTCAACGGAAACAACTGTATTACATTCTTTGACAATGCCAACACTTGGGACCCGGAGCCGGCGCAGATGCCTGCGTGGTTCGGCAAGAAAAAAGGCATGACTGTAGCCGGTATTAATGCGGACAATTACTCAGCCGTTCTTCAAAACATTATCATGACTGGGCTTATCTTTCAGATAGATGAGATAACGGGGAACAAGGTTCGTGTACCCTTGGACAAGGGTGAATGGGTTGCAGGTAAGTACGCTTACTATGACCGGGTGTCACATAACGGGGCTTTGTGGTTGTGTGTTGATGATAACGGAACGACAACAGAACCGTCAGATGATAATCCGGTATGGCTGAAACAAGTGGCCAAAGGTGACAAGGGTGATCCGGGCCTGTCTGTAATAGGTGGCGGTCATTGGGAATCCTCTAAGACCCCATACGAGGTCAATACCATGGTCACTTTGGCGGGCTGTGTTTTTATCTCCAAGGTGAAAACATCCAATCCTCCCATCAGGATCGCAAGGTTCAAGAATGGCAGTTATCGTCGCAAAAAGGATGGCGGTTATATCCTTTCCGGGAAGTCAGCCGACTGGACCGTGCATGAAGACTGGGAGATGCTTTTGGACGGGCGTGAGCTGAAAGGCGAAAGCATCACCTTCCTTGGTGAATTCGCATCCCATCCGTCCAATCCCAAGGAGGGTGACAGCTACCGAAATACGGCTGACCATTGTACTTACATATACCGGAATGGTTTGTGGATGGTCATGGTCAAAGACGGAACTGACGGTAAGGACGGCAAAGGTTACGAGTGGATCTACACCCGTACCAACATCATCGGCCTTACCCCTGACAAGCCGGATTCGAAGCAGCAGGATGATTATATACCGGAAGGCTGGACAGATGATTTTCTTGGCGTGGATGCCGACCATCAGGTGGAATGGGCGTGCAAACGTGTGAAGCGTGATGGAGTATGGAGTGAATGGAGCACTCCGGCCCCTGTGCACCGTTGGAGTAAGGACGGGGAGTCGAATGTCATGGCCGACCTTGACAATGAGATGGTGAGCGTCGCTCTTACCAGTACCGGCGTTACTACTTCCGCACAGTCATGGACTACCCATGTGTCCATGTGGTACGGTACCGAGAAACTCACCCTTGAGACTTTAACAGTCAGCACGCCTGCCGGTTTCACGGCAAGCACAAGCAAGGCCACCGGAGCGGTGGCGATATCCGTCGCTGCCGGAAAGTCGGTTCCGGAACAGAATACGGTCACCATCACACTGGCTGCAATGAAGAACGGGCAGCTCTATACCCGTGAACTGACTTTCAAGATAACCGGTGTCCGTGGCGGGGCGGACGGTTCCGATGCGGTAATTTATAGCCTTGTCACTTCGGCCACGATGGTCAGCAAGAACAAGAACGGCGGTTACAGTGTAGCTTCGGTATCCTGCCGGCGTATGAAGACAGTCGGTGCGGTCACTACGGCCACAACGGACGGGGAGTTGAAGTACAGTCGTGACGGTGCGGCCGAGGTTCCCATCGGTGATGGTGTCGGGGTGGCTTCCGGTAATTTTACCAGTAGCTTGAAGTTCGTGTTCTACGTGAACGGTCAGGCGGTTGATGTCGAGACTGTCCCGATGGTTGTGGACGGCAGTGACGGAAAGGATGGTGAGAGCATCACAGCAGCCGGTCATTGGGAATCCGCCAATACTCCGTATGCCAAGAACAGTACAGTATCGTTTGCCGGAGGATCTTACTTAAGCAAGGTTGAAACCTCCAACCCTCCGATTAAAATCGCCAAGTTCAGAAACGGCAGACTCCGCAGGAAAAGAGACGGCGGATACATCCTCGCCGGCAGATCTGCGAACCGGACGGTACATGCGGACTGGCAGGAGATGGTTGCTCCCGTCGGACCGTCGGCATCCTACTGGCTGGACAGTCCTGTCAGCGTGATCAACTTCACTTCAACAGGCACGCCATCCCCGTCTGGATTCCTTGTCACTTGCAAACAGAATGTGGCAGGCAATGTAAGCACGTGCAGCACGCTTTATCTGGCTGCACGCAAATACAACGGAAACTGGCTGGCTCATGTAGGTGCTACCCTAAGCAATCAGATATCCGTTCCAGCGACAGCCGGATACACCCAGTTTGCCGTCCGGGCTTATCAATCCGCATCGGACGCGAACGCATGGAATAATAATTTTATCGCTGAAAAAGGGGTGGGTGTTGCAAATGATGGCGCCATAGGAGCAACTGGAGCGACAGGGGCTTCTCCAAGAGATATGGGAGTATTCCAATCTGGTACTAGCTATGTATGGAACGCCAGCTATCGTGACAAGATCATCTACAAGTTCAATGGCGTGTATTATAATTTCCTTGTGCGGAACTATGGTGCCAGTGTAACCGCCGCCCCTACATCTGTCAACGGGGATTCCAATTGGGAAGCCATGCAGAAGTTTGTTAATATCGCCACTGACACCCTGTTTGCTACAGGAGCCAATATATGCGGATTCATGTTCACATATAAAGGAATGGATGCCAACGGCATACCTTTTGGAGATATAAAATCACAGAAGTCAACCAATGGTGTGCCCAACCTGATACTGAATTCCGAATCCGGTTATATTCATGGCATTAATATGGACATAGAAGGAGGACGTATCGGTCCGTTCTCCATCGCTTCGGGGATGTTGTCCTCAAAGATCCTTTATGAAAATGAAACAAATAAATACGTCGGTTTCAATCTGTCTGCCGGACAAATTGAGTTTTATAACGAAAGGACATTTGCAAACGTAAGAATCGGGGGGAACACGCAGTTTGTCACCATTGAAGGGATTAAGTATGATGCCGGAATTGATATACAGAGTCCAAATGCTATGATCGGAATGCACATCAAGACTCCGAGCATTCCTCTATTCGTGGAGGGTGGTAACATTTTCCTTCATCCGAACAATGACAGCTATGTATCCATCCGTGGCATAGTTGGCAACTGGAGGAATATCTCTGTCAAAGCTTCATTGAACAACAACGATGATAATGTGATGTTTATTAATAGAGACAATATAGAAGTGACACTTCCTCCGGATGTTCCGGGACATACCATATACTTCAAACGTATGAGCGGCGGAGTAAGATTGACAGGAGGACGGATCCTGCCTGCTCCCGGAGGACAGGAGGTGTCTTATATTGATTTGGATTTTGCATCCGGCTTCATTAAGTGTATGGGTAATTATTGGGTTATGTTTTATTGCGGATAATTTAAATATAAAGTATGAAAATAAATTTTGCACAATTTCCTATTTATGACGGGATTAAAAAAGAAAAGCTTATAGCCAGTAACATCACTGAAGCCTTCGGTGACTGGATATACAAGAACGTAGCGGGTTTGAAGGCGCATCTCCTTGCTGAGAAGATATTCAAGTCGACTGTAGATGGTGTGGAACTTGACGAAGAGGAGGTGGATATCATAAGACGTTCTACCCCTATGTTGTCCGGCTTGCTGGCCGATTCGTTGAATGATTATCTGGATAAAAAGAAGGAGGAACAACATGAAGATTGAGAATTTGGAACGCGCCAGCCGAATCAATGACGAACTGGCGAAACTGAAGCTGGCTAAGGAAACGTTGAATAACGGAGGCTATGTCCGTATCTACAGCAGCGCCCGGTCAAGTGCCGGATGTGTGGAACTGGATATAGCAAACTTCAATGGCGAGGTGAGCACGTGTATTGATAACCATATCGCTGAACTTGAATCTGAAATAGAAACGCTATGAAAGAATTATGGCAATTAATCAAGACGCTGTTCTCAAGCAAGCCGGGTGATTTTGACACTCCTGAGCTGCTTGCCATGAAGCATTATCCTTTCAAGGGATACCGTTTCATGATGTGGTGCGGACGGATGATATACCGTGCCGAGAACAAGGAGAACATAGATAGGTATATGCAGACCTATGCGGGTAAGGAAAGCCTGACGCACGAAACCATACACTTGCGTCAGGCACAGGTTATCGGCTCATGGGTAAAATACTACTGGCGGTATTTTGTCGAGTGGGTTAAGGGAAACCCTATCTGCCATCCTGCGAGTTCGGCATATTATACCATCTCATACGAAATGGAGGCGTATGCCAACGAGGGCAATTTGGATTATCCCGTGAACTACGACGGAAGCAACCTTTCCCGGTACAAGATAAAAGGTGGCAGGAAGAAGCTGTACAAATCGGTTGGCGGCACTTCTAAAGCGTGGAAAACTTATATAAGAACTTTATAAAATTGAATATTATGAGTGATTTGAATTTAGAAAATATAGTTGGCTTCAAGGCTGTGGATAAAGACGGCAACGAACAAAATGTGACAGTAGATGAAATGGTGGATATGGTTTCCACAAGAATGGTTATGGCTTTGTCTAAAACTTCAACATTTGCCGCCGCTGCTGCAACAGGAAATGATGTGTATGAGAATGAACTTCCGACAGTGACGGATGCCGCAAATGTAAGAGTTTTACAAAGTAGCGGAGATGCCGCACAAATGACGATGCAGTCGCTTGCATCAAAACTGGGAGGACTTCTGCAAAATGAAAACTATATAAGGATGGCAGAAGGTAAAGGAT